AGCGAGCGCGCGCGGCATCGAAATCCCCGGGGTTTTTCACACTTCTGTCCGTTTTTTGGGCGGCCTCAGAACGGTATGCGAAGTGCAACTAGCGTGAGGCCCTAACAATGGCCAAGGCTGGCCGACGCCCAAAACCGACAGCTCTGCGGATTCTTGAGGGCACCGCGAAGGGACCGCCGAAGCGCGAGCCGTCCGCTCCGGTCGGGGTCCCGCCGATGCCCGAGCGGCTCAAGGTGGACGAGATCGCCACGGCCAAGTGGCACGAGCTCGCCGCCATCTTGACCAGCATGGGAGTCTTGACGACAGGCGACGGCGAGGCGTTGGCCACGCTGTGCGAGGTGCATTCGGCTGAGCAGTCGTGCCTCTTGCAGCTGCGGGCCGGCGGTGCCGTGATGCACACCGACCTCGGCGGCGTGAAGCCCAACCCAGCAGGTCCGCTATATCGCTCGCTAGTGGCGATGAAGGCTTCGCTATTGAGCGAGTTTGGACTCACCCCGAGCAGCAGGACGAAGCTTGCCACGCAAGTCGAAGTCAGGCAGGACGACCTCGAGGCGTTCTTCGCCCAGCACGGTTGAGCATCGGCCGGGCATCGACCAGGCCAAGGCCGACCGCGTATACGCATTCTTCGAGGGAGTGCTGAAGCACAGCAAGGGCCAGACGGCCGGGCAGCCGTTCATGCTGCTGCCGTGGCAGCGGTACGTGCTCGGCGAGATCTTTGGCCGCTGCACGCCGGATGGCAACCGGCAGTACCGTCAGGCCTACATCGAGATCCCAAAGAAGAACGGCAAGAGCACGCTGCTCGCCGGCATCTGCCTGTACTGCCTGGTCGCCGATAGCGAGCCGGGGGCCGAGGTGTACGGTGCGGCATGCGACCGCGAGCAGGCTGGCATCATCTACCGAGAAGCGGCGTCGATGGTGCGTGCGTCGCCGGCCTTGAGCAAGGTGCTCGAGGTGGTGGACTCGCGGAAGACCATCATCCATCGCAGCAGCAACTCGTTCTATCGCGTGCTTTCTGCAGACTCGTTCAGGCAGGAAGGCTTGAATATCCACGCTTGCGCGTTCGATGAGGTTCATGCGCAGCGTGGCAATCGGGCGTTATGGGATGCACTCCGCTACGGCGGCGCAGCACGTCGGCAGCCGCTCTGCCCCATCGGCATCACGACGGCCGGCGAGATGAACACCACGCACCTGTGGTGGGATCTGCACACCTACGCCGAGAAGTGTGCCGCCGACCCAGAGTTCGACCCGACGTTCTTCGGAGCCATCTTTGCGGCCGACCGCGAGGACGATTGGAAAGACCCGGCGACGTGGAAGAAGGCCAACCCGTCCCTGGGCGAGACGATCACGGTCGAGTCATTCATGGCGGACTGCAAGGCGGCTGAGAACTCTGCAACGCAACTCAATGCGTTCCTGCGTTACCGGTTGAATATCCCCACCACCAGCGACGTGCGGTGGCTGCGGCCTGACCAGATCGCTGCCTGCAACGGCGGGCCGCCCGAGCCGCTCGAGGGCCGCGACTGCTGGTGCGGCCTGGACTTGGCGAGCAACTTCGACACGACAGCATTTGTCGCCGTGTTCCCAGACGATGATGGGCACTACGACGTGGTGGCGAAGTTCTGGATACCTGAGCACAACGCCGAGGAGCGTGCGAAGAACGACCGCGTTGACTACATGCGATGGGCAGCCGAAGGGGCCATGACTCTGACCGAAGGTCGCAGCACGGACTACAAGCGAGTCAAAGCCGACATCATGGACTTCGCCCAGAAGCACCGCATCCGCCGGCTGGCCGTGGACAGATGGAACGCGACGCAGCTGGCCACTGAGCTCGCCGACGAAGGGCTGCCTGTCACGCTCTTCGGCCAGGGCTTCGCGTCAATGTCTGCGCCGACGCGCAAGATCGAAGGCATGTTTGTGGACTGCAAACTGCGGCTGGCCGGGAATAAGCCCCTAAACTGGCAACTAGGCAACGCTGCTGTACAGACCGACCCGGCTGCCAACGTGAAGGTGTCGAAGGCGAAGAGCACCGAGCGAGTTGACGGAGTTGTTGCACTGGTGATGGCAGCGGGCGTTCACATGGGCGAGAGCATGAAGCCCGCCGACTTGCCCGAAATCTCCTTCTGGTAGGACGCATGGACGCGACCGCAACACGGCCCGAGATCAACTTTCTCGGCACCCGCATGAGCCGCTGGGATGACCTCGTGGCGATGGCGGCCGAGAGTGGCGTGCGAGTAACGCCCGAGACCGCCATGAAGACGGCGGCGTATTTCGCGTGCGCCCGCGTCATCGCGGAGACCGTCGGTAGCCTGCCGCTGCACCTATACCGCAGAGTCGATGACCACAGCAGCGAGCGTGCCAAGGATCTGCCGCTCTACAACGTGCTGGCGAAGCGGCCAAACCGCTGGCAGACGCGGTATGAGTGGGTCGAGCAGATGTGCCTGCACCTCGGCTTCTACGGCAACTCCTACCAGTTTAAGGTGGCCGGCGACCGTGGCAGTGTGAGCGAGCTTCGGCCGCTCAACCCGGCAGGCATGAAGGTCGTGCAGGAGAGCGACACATCGCTGTCTTACGTCTACACCGATCCCAACACTGGCCGGCAGCAGGCGTACCGCGACGACCAGATCATGCACGTGCGGTGGCTATCGTTTGACGGTGTCCACGGCGAGGTGCCGGTCGAGCTCGGTAAGGACGCCATCGGCCTGGCCCGCGCCCTCGAGCAGTACGCCGCGACGTTCTACCGAAACAACGCGCAGCCCGGCATCATTCTGCACACCGATCAGGCACTGCCGCGCGAGATCCGCGAGCAGCTGCGGGACCAGTGGGAGAGCGCACATCGCGGGCCTGCTAAGGCTGGCCGCACGGCGATCCTCAGTAACGGGCTTAAGGCCGACAGCGTCTCTGCGACCAACCAAGAGAGCCAACTGGCTGAGCTCTGGATGCAGTCGCTGCTGGCGATCTGCCGTGTCTGGCGGATGCCGCCGCACATGATTCAAGAACTGGGTCGGGCCACCTGGGGCAACCTGCAGAGCGAAATGGTGAGCTTCGAGAAGTTCACCATTGCACCGTGGCTGCGTCGCATTGAAGGCGCGATTGAGCGTGACGTGCTGCCGGATGACGGGGAGCTCTACGCCGAGTTCCTGGTCGAAGGCCTGCTGCGCGGCGACATCACGACCCGCTATCAGGCGTACGAGATCGCCATTCGCAACGGCTGGATGACGCCCCAAGAGGTGCGGCAGAAAGAGAACCTCGGGCCGATGCAGTCGCCAGAGAACGACTCGCCAGGTGAGGTCGAGGACACGCCTGCCGACATGGTCGAAGACGTGGCCCAGGTTGAGGCCGGCACGAGCCAAGATGAGCCGGCGTACGTTGAGGACGACGCAAATGGCAGTTGACCTCAAGCCTACGGCCGGCATGGCCGAGGCGGCCCGCACAGGTCTGCGGCTGCACAATGAAGGCAAGAGCGGCGACGGGCTGAAACCCGAGACCGTGCGTCGGGCCAACATCATCGCCGCTCGCCAAGAGCTCACCGAGTCCCACGTGCGTGAGATGAATGCGTGGTTTGCACGGCACGAGTCCGACCGCCGGCCTGACTGGAACAAGCCGGGCGAAGAGACGCCCGGATTCGTCGCGTGGATGCTGTGGTCGGGCGACGCTGGCCGGAGTTGGTCGGCAGACAAGATCGAACAAATGGACCTCGAAGAATCCGCAAGGAGCGAGAGCATGGACGCCAACAACATCGAACGCCGGGATTGGGAGTTCGCCGAGGACGGCGGTGCCGTGGTCGAGACACGAGCCGATGGCCGGCTGGTACTTACCGGCTTTGCTGTGAGATACAACACCCTCTCGGTCGATTTGGGGGGTTTTCGGGAGACCATCCTGCCGGGGGCCTTCGACAAGGTGCTGAACCGCCAGCGTGGCAAGCAGGACGTGGTGGCCCTGTTCAACCACGACCCCAATCAGCTGCTGGGCCGGACCTCGAGCGGCACGCTGGAACTCAGCAGCGACGAGAAGGGGCTGCGGTATTCAGTCGTGCTTCCCAACACCGAGCTCGGCCGCACCATCGGCGAGCTCGTGTCCCGCTCCGACCTGCGTGGCTCGTCATTCGCGTTCACGGTCGAGCCGAGAGGCGAGCAGTGGGCACCCGGCGACGACGGCAAGCCGCGACGGTCTATCCGCGAGGTGTCTGGGCTTTTTGATGTTTCGGTCGTGACGCACCCTGCATATCCATCTTCGACCACGAGCGTTGCCCGTCGAAGCTTGGAGGCGTGGCTAGCATCTCAGGAGCCGGCTGCAGAGCCGGTGCCCGAGATGAAGCCAGATTTGCGGCCGGCAGCGGCTGCTGGTCTGCGGCTTCGGGCCGCACGTCTCAGGAGCTTCCTGCGTGGTATCAGCCGGTAGCACGTGCCCGAAGTGCAAGGCGAATCGCCTGCGTACGCGGTCGAGCCACCAGCACGGTGAGCACCACCAGGTGCGATACCTTGAGTGCTGCGGCTGCGACTTCAAGACGAAGGCGATCGTGCCGGCCGATGCCGTCTGGCGTCGGTCTCTTGTACCGTACAAACAAGAGCGATAGCGCACAGCCATTCTTCCCGTAGCGTGAACGACAGACACGGATCTGTCACCCGATACGGGAGTGCCAAGGATGGCCAGCCAACTCACCAAGCTTCAGGACCGGGCCGCCGCTGTGGCTGCCATGCTCGATGACCTCTCCAAGGTCGAGGAGCGTTCTGCCGAGCAGGTCGCTGACATGGATCGGCTGGCCGGCGAAGCCGAGCAGCTTGAGAAGGAGCTCGCCCGCGAGCACGCCATTGCCGAGCGGATCACCGCTCTTCGTGGCAAGGTGGCTGCGACCGCGAAGCCGGTCGAGGTGGCGGCGGTTGCGGCGGCCCCGGCCCCGGTGGCCGAGCGGTCGCTGAGCGGCAAGGCTCGCCACTTCCGCTCGTCCAGCGATGCGGAGGCGTGCGGCCGGTGGATTCGTGGCTACGTGCTCGGTCGTGCCGAAGATCGCTCGTGGTACGAGAAGAACGTCGAGGCCCGCGCCCTGTCGCCCAACGACAACAACAAGGGCGGAACGCTCATCCCCGATTCGTTCGCCGCGAGCTTGATTCGATTGGTTGAGTCGTTCGGTGCGTTCCCCGCGCAGGCCAACAACCTGCAGATGACGACCGACACGCTCTACGTTCCGCGTCGGATCAGCGGCAACACGGCGTACCACACCGCCGCGAACGCCGAGACCCTGGCCACTGACATGGGCACCGACAACGTGATGCTGTCCAGCAAGGAGGTCCGCGTCGGCACTCGCGTCCCCAACCAGTTGATCGACGACTCTGCGATCGACCTCGCGGGCCTTGTCGCCGAAGAGTTCGCGCTCGCCATCGCTCAGCGGATCGACGAGGACGGCTTTATCGGCACCGGTGCCAGCACCTACGGCGGCATCCGTGGCATCCAGTGGAAGTTCGAGAACGAGACCCTGACGGCTGGCGTGAACGACTCGTCGCAGACGAGCGTCACGGCCCTGACCATCGATGACTTCCTGGCGACCGTAGCGAAGGCTCCGACCTACGCTCTCCAGAGCCCGACCTGCGGCTGGTACGTCACGCCGCAGATGCACGCTCTGGCGATGCAGTCGCTGGCCCTTGGCGGCAACGGTGCTCTCGCCATGGAAGTGGTTGAGGGTGCTCGTCGGCCGACGTTCCTCGGCTGGCCTGTGTTCTTCAACAATGTCATGCGGAAGTCGGCGTCGGCTGGTCAGTGCGTCGCTCTCTTCGGCGACATGAAGCGGTCGAGCCACTTCGCCCTGCGGCGTGCGGTGGCGGTGCGTGCGAGCACCGACCGCTACATCGAGTTCGACCAGACCTACTTCCAGGCCACCGTCTCGTATGACGCCGTGACCTCGGACGTTGGCGATGCTTCGACGGCTGGCCCGGTCGTGGCCCTCATCCTCTGAACCTGAAACCCACGGAAGGAATCTTCAGACCATGAACCACGCCCAGAACAACAAGTCCGTCATCTCCATCTCGCCGGGTGTTGCCGGTGTCGCCAGTGCTGGCACGCACACGGTCGCGATCGACTGCCTCGGCTTCGACGCCGTGAGTATCGACGTGTGCTACCGGTCGCTCGCCAACACGTCTGCCCCCAGCGTCGTGGCCATTCGCCACAGCGACACGGACGGCAGCTACACGGCCATCAGCGGCCTGGTGCAGGGCACTGACTACACGCTGGCTGGCGTGAGCAACACCGCCAACGTCAACGTCACCCGGTTCGAGATCGGGACGAAGGCTCTGCGGCGGTACCTGCAGGTGGCTGTGACGCCCTCTGCGGACGCGACTGCCAACGGCACCAACAACGACATCGTCATCGCGGCCCGCCTGTCCAAGAGCGAGGTTGGCGTTGACTCTGCGTCGGACGCCGGTGCAACGACGCGAGTCGTTTTCGGCGGCTGATCGAAGACGGTAGAACGACAACTCCAACGAAGGGGGAGCCGTGGGCGCGGCGACTTCGACGGTGGCCGGCGTACAGCCTGCCATCCTGAATACTGGCAGCGGGCCTGTGCGCTTGCACTGCGCCATGTCTGTTCCTCGGCTGGGCTGGCAAGACCACATGTTCTGCTGGGCCAGGGGGCTCATCCCGTTCGGCATTTCGCCAATACGCCTGGAAGGCGCGTTCTGGGGCCAATGCCTGGAGCGTGTCCTCACCGACATCGTTGAGGCAGACAACGATCCCAGCAAGCCACCGCTGTGGATCTTGACGCTCGATTACGACTCAATCTGGCAGCCCGACGCCGTGCCTCGGCTGCTGACCTACGCGGTGGCCAGCGGCTTTGACTTCGTGTCCGCCGTGCAGATGAAGCGTCGGACGGACGAGCCGCTCTTCACGATGGTGGGTGCCGAGGGCGAGCGAGTCGCCGAGGTGAGCCGCGACCACTTCGTCTACCACAACGTGGTGCAAGCCAACACCGCCCACTTCGGATTCACGATGCTGAAGGCAGAGGCGTTGAAAAAGATGCCTCACCCGTGGTTCATCGGCAAGCCAAACGAGGCAGGCCGGTGGGAAGACGGGCGGATGGAT